CGGCGTTACCAACAAAGCCAACCCCGACAATTCCGACTTTCATTTACTTCTCCAATATTATTTGATATTTTTTAATATTTCAGTTGCTGAAAAGAAGTTAGTGTGTAAATTATGCGCTTGTTCTTGTACCGCACTAACTGTAAACTTATGTGATAACATATGATCATTTATTGCCTCACATAATTCGTGTTTATGTGTTAAGTAACTATCAAACGATTCGGTCCATTTACTTGGATATTTGAACATTGGGTCATACATTTCATGATAGCTTAGTCTATCCGGAACCATAGGTATAGCACCTACTAACGCACCTTCGTACATACTAATACCAAGTGTTTCTTGTAAGTTTGCACTAAACACTATCTTAGCTTCACCTAACAATGTATGATACTCATCTTTAGTAAGTCGTTCTTCTTGACACACAATCCATTCATATTCAGGCATAGATTGAGCTAGGTCTTTGAAGATTTCTACCTGCTTCTCTGGTGCTAAACGATGCGGAAACAAGATTAGATCACGTTTGGTACGCTTATACGGAGTAAGTGTTTCTGGCATATATTCCATAGGCCAACCACTACGTATAATAGCACCATCAGCAAAGTTTGATTTTACACTGATATCATCACCTAATAGATTGTTAACAAACATTTCAATATGAAAGTCTGTGGCAAAGTAGTTATGGTCAATAGCATAAAAGAAACTTTGTTCAGCATGTCTAACCCAAGCCGCATCACCAATAAGACGTCCTAAGAAGTCCTGTGGATCATAACTACCAGCATGCCATAATGCATGTATAGTTACTTTAATACCCAGTAGTTCAGACATATACCTAAGGTTGATAATTCCAGGGTGCCAAGCATCAGTAAATATAAAGTGATCTCCTGACTTAACCCTGCCTTCTGTGAAGAGTCTTGCCATTCGTTCAACCTGAACAGATTTATAGATATTAGTACCCCCAAAATTGAGGAAAGCACCAGGAGTAGTGGCACTAGGTATATCAGTCGGGCCCGTAATAACATATACTTCATGTCCATGTTCCTCAAGCAACTTAGGTACATGGGTCTTCCACTGACCCGTGTATCTAGTTTCAACTGCTTCTAGATCAACTAGATATACAGTCATTATTGTCCTCGGTTGTTGTTATTACGAACAACACCATTGCGAGCCTGCCATTGCTGACGTTTCTTGCGGCGTTCTTGCCACTCTTTATACTCTACACTGCGGTATAAATCAGCAGGATCGTACTTGATCATACGGAAACGACAGTAGTTTAACCATGCATCTAAGTCGTTGTAGATTTGTCTTACTTCTGGGCTCATACGTAGATACTTCTTAAGCCAAGCTGGTTGTTGTGCCACGATTAAATCTCCTATACAGTGACATTTTGGTAAGGACGAGTACAGTTGTACTCAACATAACACCCATTTTCGCCATCTTCACTTACTTCAATGTGAACATCGCGATTGGGATACTTTGCAGCTATCTGCAGATATAAGTCATCTGCAATCATTTCACAGCTTTTATTATTTAAATCTAAAACGGCGCCACCACGTACATACAGGTTTTCAAGCCATCTTTTGAATTGGATGAACTCGAGTTCTCTGTCATCATGGTACACATCGATTGACACCCTGAAATGAAACATGTGACGATGAGGACTAGCAAGAAACGATACATCATACTCATCTCCAGTATTAAGTTTAGGATCAGTTGAGGCTGCAGGATAGCAGTGAATGCCTTCCTTTTGAAAGGTGACCCATACTTTCTTTTGGCTAGCCTTGATAATTCTATTTATAGTTTCGCGTTCTGATTGAATCAATTTGAGACACCCTGTTCTTCTGACCATAACTCATCGTTGCGGCCAAGTTGTTCTTTAGATAATAAACATTCAGTTAGAATGAAACGTTTGCTCATATAAGGAAGTTTGTCTAGTTCAGAGACCATAGCTATTCTAGTCTGTAGATTAGCTAGACGTTTACTTTCTACCCATTCTCTATATAGTTTAATCATTTGATAATTGCATCCTTTCCATACTGATCCCAATCAGTAAATGTTTCTCTAGTAGTCAATGAATTGAGTGTATGACACCAAACACCTGGATTAGAGTATTCAAAGTCCAAGTCGTCTAGCTTAATTGTAGCATTATATCCAAGCTGTGTCAAGTATGGAATTTTAACACTTACTTGAGGAATAAAACGACGATGTCCAATTACAGGCATTTCTAATACACCCTGTACAACACTAACATCAAAATCTAAAGTACACCAATAGCCCATCTCTAAACAAGCATTAATCATTTGTTCCCAAGGGCGCCATGCATCTGCATCATCTGTAGCTAGTTTAGGAAAACTTTGATTAGCACCAAAGTAAATGTGTTTACAGTAGTGTTCACCTGCTAGTTCTAAAATACTTAAAGTACTTTGCACACCTACTACAAATAGTGTTTGCATGTTGTATGCTGGAGTCTTTTCAATCTCTATGCCTGTAAAGAATGTAATTGCTTCTGCTGTACCTGTGTCGTACTCACGTTTCATAGAGTATCCAATTTTTGTTTAGTATCTTCAATTTGGCGACGAACATGAGCTTTTTCTTGTTTCATTTTACTCAAGCCTACGTCATCCATATAGTTAGTATAACCTTCTTTGATCTTTTTGTCAAGTCCGTGATGGTATTCTACTAGTTCTGCTAAGTGTCCTTCAAGTTTAGATTTATCCAAGCTATTCTCCTAACCCTAGTTCTAAGTTATCTAGACTACCTTCATCTAGGCCACTGTCATCAATATGATGCTCTTCTTCTTCAACATCAAACAAGTTGTTAAACATAGTACTTGCGTTGACAGTTTTCTTACCTGTTGCACCACGAGTACCAATAATCTGTTGCCAAAACTTGCTGTGATCTTCAATGATCTGTTCTGCTGTGCTACGATCCTTGGCAGCAAATATACTGTTAACTACATCTTTAAAGTATACGCGATCAAATGTTTCTTGAACCAGCATGTTTGGCACCAATCCTTGATCATATTGACGATTGGCTTCTTGTACGGCTGTGATATGGCTCCAAACGTTATGCCCCATTTGAATACAGTAACTAAAGCTATCCCATGATGTTTTGCCTTCTTTACCAATCTTATTTAGGTCGCCTGGCGCATACTTACACACATCATTGATCTTAATACGATTACTAATAGGACTGTCTGTGAAGTTAGCAAACTTACCATCTTGTAGGACAGCATCACTGAACTTACGTGTGTCTTTGGCATATTTCTTGTCATCTACGCTAGGTACCATACGGTATACCCATTTCTTACGATCTTCAATTTCAGTTTGAATGTAAATCTGTCCGTTAGCTGAAGCTAGGAATGGACTTGCACAGTCAAATGATATAGTAAATGCTGGGTTGACATGTTTTCTAACAGCACGTTGAATATCAGTTAACAAGCAAGCCCACTCTAGCTTACTTGTACCCAAGAAGTGCATCCAGTCATGTATGCCTTCTTGTAGTAGATTATCATAGCGTAAAGCCACCAGACGTTTTAACACTAGATGAACATCACACATGTTCTGTCCACCCATAGCCCAACCATTAAAATGACGACCTGGATATTGCTTAGGGTCACAGTACTTCTTCATACGATCATACCAATCGTCTGCGTCTGCGTGATTTTCGCCTTGTAAGACGTTTAAGAACTTACAAGCACCTGTGCGATTGTTAATGAACCAATCATTGTTAATGTAAGTGCCTTCTACAGCTTCATCATATGTGCTGATACCTGTGGCTTTTGCACCTGCTGGACTACGAGCTACCCACGCTGGAATATCTAAACACATACCATAATCCATGTATGCATCCATCCAAGTAAGAACTAGCTCACGTTTCTTTTGTGCTTTAGGGCAGTTAGGATTCTTCCAATCACCCTCCCAAACACCTTTACCAATCTGGAAACCACCACTGTCACCCAAGATAAACGATTTAGTACGATCTCTGTTACGCACCATATCTTCTTTTGGACTGTGCTTGTTTATATCTAGTTCAGCATGACCTGCTGAGTATAGACTCCATTGATAGGGAAAGTATGCTTCAGTTGGATTAAGCCAATTAAGTCCTTCAATGCCATGTTCAAAGTCTGCTGGTACGCGAGTTGACTCAACATACAAGTTACCGTTGGCATCAGGGTAGCGTTGTTTGCCTACATAAGTAGCATAGAAGCCACTCAATGCAGGCAAGAATACAGCATAATCTTTTTGCTTACTGGTTAAGTTGTCTTTTTCCACAGTTATTTACTTTGTGCTGGTAAAATATAGTTGTAAGTTGCTAGACCTGAGTTAACAGTGATCTGTGCCGCACCTTCATCTGAAATCTTAACAGTTTTATCACCAGATAAACCTAAGATTGCGCTGAATGCCGCTACTGGCCACGACCAACCTTTACTTAGTGCGCCTGTAACACCTGCTTGGAATACAAAGTTACCTGCGTGGCTTGAATGATCACCAAATGATAATTCTAAGTTACCGTTGTTAGTTTTAGCAGTAAAATTGTTTTCTTCTGCGTTAGCTGACGCCATAAATTTTAAACGTTGGATATTTGCTACAGTTGGTTCAAATTCAACATTCCAGTTTACTGTGCGCATCTTAACTGTTTTTAGTTTGTCATTGACAATCTCTTGACTCATAAAACGATAGTCATTTTTAAAGTCGCCTGCGGCATTTTCAAAATGTAAGCCCACTGGAACTGTTTCGCCATTGCGATCTTGTGTGGTTAATGTGATCTTAGCGTTTTCTTTGTATTCGCTAATACCTAAGATAATGTTAAGTTTATCTAAGTTTGGCATACCAAATGTGCCAATGAATTCTGCTACTGGATTGTTTAATTTACCTTGAACAATCACTGAACGATCTTCTGCTAATGCTTCAATGGTAGTGTCTTTAGCTGTGCCTGTAATTTTGACTAGGCTAATTCCGCCCAAGCCGTAAGTGTTTTTAACGATGTCTAATAGATGGTCTCTCATGTAGTTCTCCTTTGATAATATAGTGTATATGATTTATTTAGATCGTGCAATGGTTTTGATAAATTTATTTTGCTAATACCGCCCCCACTGCTTGGGCTCTTTTTACTGTGGTTAGTTCACCAGGTTTCTTTATTTCCATCCAACTGATCCAAGAGTCAAACATATCGTTAGTTGGGAAATTCTCAGCAACAATAAATTCATATCCTAGACCAGTAATCATATCTGTTAAAAGTCTAGCAGTGGCCCAAGGTGCTTTGTGTTCCTCAACCAATTTTGCTGAAGATACAATTTCTCCATTGGTATAACTAAACACTAGTTTGCCACCTGGACGTAATAATTTAATGATTGATCTAAGATACTGTTCAATGGTATCGATTGGTAGATAATTAAAATAATCCCAACACAGTATTAGACCAAATTGATCATGCGGCAACTCACTGTAGTTTCTATTTTTAATCTCATAGAGTCTTAATCTACGTTGATATGCATCAGGAAACGGTTCAATAATCTTTTCTAAAATGCTGAAATTCTGACCAACGATATACAGGGGATCACAGGCTATCATATAGTCCATGCGTGTTTTTGCATTTGCAAATTCCTGTAATTTTGCTGAGAATTGCCAATGATCATCTGAAATATATCTACAAAGTTGTAGCCCTGGAAAATGCCAATCTCCTGATGCACTGATTTTAGACTGTAATATCTTTTCTATTTCATCAGAGGTTGGCAAAAGAAAACACATGTTTTCTTCAGTGAATTTACTATTATCAACGGTACTAGCCAGTTGAGTAATGTCGTTGTCAACAATATTAATTGAATTTTTTATTCTAGTAATAATATCATTACTGTGAACAATTAAATTTTGATAGTCGCCGACGTGTTGCTGTATCAGTTGATTATAGTCTACAGATTCGTTACGCAATCGCAATGAATCAAATAAGTGTATTTTTTCATTGATTGCACGGTCTAAAGATAGATCAGCGATCAACTCCAACAGATCATTTTTAAATTTTACTAATTCGCTTAAGGTTGACATTATTCAAACGTAAATAGATTATCAAACGTTGTGGCAATCTGTGTGTTTTCGCCAATCTTCCAATTGAGTACACCTAGTAAGTTTTCTACCTTTTGGTCTACAATACCAGCTTCCATTGAATCTTGATCAAATGGTAATTCTTTGAACCACGCTGGAATATGCGACTCGTCTGTTGGATATCCAATACTTGTATAACCTAGAGGATTATCTTTAAGTTTACATACAATAGTCTTCATACCATCAACAATAGCCATTGAATAGTTGTCACTGTGCATACGGCGCAGGTTGTTCCAATTCATTGCTGCACGTACATGCCCTGGCATGTTGGCTTTACCTAGGCGTTCTTCTTCCTTGCTGTACTTGGTCAAGTTGTTAACACGTTTAGGTGTACCTTTTTCCCAAGCTGGACGCTCTGTAAATACCAATTTAAACTCGCGCACTTTGTCAATAATAGCTTCACGGGTAGCGCCAGTTAAGGTATCTAACAAGATTTCACTTAAGAAGTCTTGAATAACCTTAGGAGTATCACTGCGTTTTAAGTCTAGTCCCATGGCTTTTACTTTACCTGGATTACTGTGTGTATCTAGACGCTTGCCTTCCATGTCATAGATCAGTACAGCATAGCGTTTCTTCTTAATAAACAAGCCTTTAAGTGCTACTAGTTCACGCCCACCTTTGATAAGCTCGCCTTGCTTGCGTGGAGTATGGAAAGCACGCTCACAAAATGCTGGAAAACTTTCATTGACTTGATCAGCAATAGTATCATACAAGCCCACAGCGATGTCTTTGTTCCATTCCATACGACCCGCTTCAACGTCTGCTTTGACCGCAGGCCAAGCTGAGAAGTAACATGAGTCAGTATCACCATAGATAATTGCTTCACCTACGTGATCATATTTGCCTGTGATACATTCATTTATGTAGGCATCCATGTGTTTGGCAATGGTACGACCGGTAAGGGTAGTGGATTGTCCAATACGCTTATCAAAGAAGCGACAACCAGGATTAAGAATAGCACCATACAAGCTGTTAAGATTAATTTTCTTAACCAGCTGTCTTTTGTCCCAAAATGCAATATCTTCATTTGTAGTTGATTCCTTTTTCTTAGCCTGCATTTCTTTACGTTCAGCATACCAACGTTCTAGTAGGCCTGGTATAACGCCTTTGCGTTCATTACTAAAAATAGTACCATTGGCACTTAAAATCCAAGGTTTATTACTGTCAAATATAAGTCTCCAACAGTCTGCGGCACTAACTACATCACTGGAGCCATTGGCCCAATCAATGGTAATTTCAGTGCCTGGTTCCATGTTCATTACACTGGTATATTCTAGTGATCCAAACAAACCTTCCCATGCGTCAGCAAATGACGAACCTCCTTGCTGTTTTTCTTTGATGTAGTGTTCTGTCATCACAGGTCTTAACTGTCCAACAATAGTTTCTGGACCCATGTTTAATGCGCGAATCGCACTTGGATATAGACTGTTAATGTCAATAGCGCCAATGTAGTCATGCATACCTGCTTTGGGAGTTGCTACATACGCACCTGCGGCCTGTGTGTCAAACTGTTCATCTCTACTGCGATTGGGCACAATCATACCAAGTTGATGTGCTTCGTTGATAATCGCCTGCTCTGTAACAGCCACAGCACCCATGGTTGTTTGTAACAATACAGTGTTATCATGTGCTAGTTCATTGGCTAGATCTAAGAAACGCAGTTTAGCATCTAGTTTGTGTAACAGTGCGGTATCTTGACGGTTATACTCAATAAATTTAGGAAAGTCTTGATTGTACAGTTGATCTAATGTGCCTTCATACTGTGTTTTGCGTTCATCTAGTTCATATTCAGCGATAGCATCTAGACTGTAGCTGTGACGTTCTTCATAGGTATACTTGCGATACAGTTGCATATAGTCCATATGCACGCGACCGATTAGGTCAAAGGTAATATTGCTAGCACCAAACCGTTCAAACTCACGCTGTTTAGGGTACTGTCCCCATAGGCAGAATCTACGTGTGTCATCTTTGCTCAGCACACGATTGGTACGCTGTACCATGTACGGGATATCAAAGCCCTCTGAGTTCCACCCACTTAAGATGTCTGCATCATCAATTAGATCCAAGAACGTTTTTAATAGGTCCTCTTCACGAGCCATAAGGAAACAGTTGTCGTATTTGGCACAGATCTCTTCAGCAGTTTCCCAGCTCATGCTCTTGGGCGGGATAACCATAGTAACCAGTTTGTCTAACCAGTCCAAGTATACTGATACCGCAGTTATGGGATTAAATGGATCTTCTGGACGACTAAAGCCACGCACAGGATCAAAGTCAACTTCAATGTCAAAGAACGCTGTTTGTAGTTTAGGTGACTTTTGTCCTAGATAATTGTCTTCTAGGCAACGGAATACTGGATTAATATCACTTTCCCAAATACGCTTGCCTGAATTGATCTTCAGTTCTTTGTGGAATTCTTTACCGTTACGTGTGTTGAAACGGCTAACAGGTGTGTCGTAAATAGTGCGAAACTTACCACGGGGATCATCATAGTAAAAAGTATAATTGGCAGGATATTCGCGATATTCCCTCAGGCCATTAACTCTTTCTACAATATAGATACGATCTTTAGCACGATCGAACAGTGCGTCTACATAACTCATATTTTTCCTTTTTGTGCGACTTCTAGCTCACACACACTCTACATGCCCTATATGGGCGTTTAACTATATAATAACTTAATCCAAGTGACTAAGTCAATGGTAAAAATCGTAAGACTTGTGGCCAATAACCCAAAGCTCCCACGGCTAATACTAGTATATATACTGGTTGATATAGAAATTAAAAATAAACTATAGCATAATAGCAACGGAACATCAGGCACCGTGAATGCAAATATCAAACCTATAGTTAAATTCAATAACCAATTTATAGTTTCTAGTATTAGCCTTAGAGGATTACTCTGCCAATCTCGCTTAATAAAATTGACAGTTTCGTGCCAATCTATACGCATTAAAGCGTACGGCCAACAGTTTCAAGAATGTCTTGTAGTGTTTCGTGATCTTGATTAGTTTCACCAAATTTAGCTTTTTGTGCAATCTTAATGGCTTTCTTTAAGATAGCTGGTTTGATTTGTAGTTCTTCTGCAACAGCTTTAACAGTATCATTTAAGCCTGCTGTCAGATCTTCTACTTCTTGTAATACTGCAATACCTTCGTTAACTATTTGAGTTAATTTAGCTTTTTGCTCACTTGAAAACATTTGTGCCATTTAAGATTCCTCTTGCGTTTAAAATTTAAGTATACATTAATTATATATGCATGTCTAGTGGTTAGCTATAAATATTTAACCATGCAAATAGACACAGCTAATTGGGGCGGAAAGCCATTTGATGAGTATGCTCGCTGGGAGCAAAGAGAAATCTTATCATATTCCGACATAGACAATTCACCAAATTTTGAGTTAGTTAATAAAATTGCGGCTAACAAAATTACTACTTGGGCTAATTTAACACTAGAAGATGAAGCCTTGGTACAAAAATTATTAAGAAATCGTGGTATTGATTTGATTTGCTATGATTTAAATCAATTTCCAACTACCTTAGAATCTTTACAATCACATACCACAACACTGCCAACAGAGCAAAAACTAAAAATTAAATATTTTCAAACAATGAAATATGTTAATGAATTAATTAACAGTATTCCATTACAGTTAGTCTGTGTTATTGCTGGCCTTTTGTATTTTCAATTTGATTTGATTGGATATGCGCTGATAGAAGCATACATTGTGTGTAATTGTCTAGTAGTAGTTGGGCACATGGGATGGTCACACAGATACGTAACTCCTAAAAATAAATTAATAAGCATGATACTAAGTTTAATTGGTGTTGTGTTTTGGCACGAAACTACTAAATCTGCTAGACTACACTGGACCTGTAGACATCTATACCATCATAAAGAGTGGCGCAAAGAGGAAGATGATGTACAGGGAAATCTAGCTGAAAATCATTGGTTAGTCTATTTGTTTTTAAATATGAAAATTAATAATAAAAATAATAAACTAGCTGAATCATTTGTCGCCGACCTTAACCCAACTTACTTAAAGTCTTTGGATAAATTTTCTTTGTTCATTGAAAATAATTATACAAAGGTATTTTTAACACTGCACATAATACTATTAGCATTGTTGGGATTAAAATATTACTTCTTTTTTGTATTTTTACAAATTTGGATAAACAAAATATATTCTTTATTCTTTGGTGAAATTGTAGCACACCCAGGGTCTGCTACCAGACAAACAGAAAAAGATCATCCTAAACTATTTTTAATTTGTCCAGAATACGCTTATCATGCTAGCCATCATAGAAAAAATGCATTGATACTTGGACCTAGATTGTTAAAATATATTAATATACAATATTATTTTATCAGATTGTTTTACAATATACAAACAAATAATATTGTCTAATTTACTCTACATTTTCTGAGTATACGAGTGGCAGTTTGAAATTCCAATGCCAAATCATCATATAGATCTTCTGGTGGGCGTTCTGCGTAAGCACGATTTAAGTAGGCCATTTGCCCCATGTCAGCATAGTAATTATCACTGGGCCAGCGACGACGACCCCATTCCATTGCGTTGATTAGTAGACATTCGTCTCCTACTGATTTGAATACTTCCTTGCGAGTGGTAACAGGCAAATTGCTGGCTGACAGTAGTTTAATTCCCACTGGCACTGTGTTGACCAAAGGTTTATCTAGATAATAGGCAAATAAGTGTACTACATAGGCTTCTAATTCGTGTGTCAAATTAACAGTGAGTTCGCATTCTGCTCTGCGAACTAATTCATAGGATTCCTTAACGTAGGTTTCCCAATTGGTCATGTTAATTTTCCTTGTTAACGTGGGTGTCGGCTAAACTGCCCAAAAACTCTTCTGCAAAGCCCTTGCACATTTCGTGTATTTTTTTATTTTTAGTAGCAATTAAAGTAAACTGCTTGTTTTGATATGCTGCACTTTCACCTTGTGTAGGATCAATGAACCCGCAATAGACTCTGCGTATAGGACTGTTATCAACAATCTCTGTACAGCTAGGACCATCACGATCATTCATAAATTCACTGCAAGGACTTAGCGTAGTAAGTAAGATACTGCCCTTTGGAATATCACCGTAGGTTGCTTGATATTTCTGCATGGCCGCTGGTTCAGCATGTAAACGATCGCCTTCACCTGCAGGAATGTTAATGGCCCATATAAAACGATTGCGTGGATCTAGGATACCTGCAGCTACCCAACCATAGTATTCAGGTTTGACTTTTTGTGCAAATACTAGTTCTTTACAAAGTTTGTAAAGATAGTGGTCTAGGTTTTTGGGCGGCCCAAATTCAGCAAGAAACATTGTTAGCAGTTCCAGCGACGACGTGCTTTACAAATTGCCTTATCTGGAGTTTTAGCACAGCTGATATTGTGCATTTTCATTTGACCTTTACTACGTGAGCAGTAGCTCTTACGACGCTTGCTGGCCTTGCTACCTTTCTTTAGTTTACTAGGTTTAGTAGTAACGGCTGTTTTTAATTTACTGCCAGGGTGTTCACGGCGGTATGCACTAACAGCTTTCTTACTCATACCATCTGTTTTGTCTTTCTTGTTGACCTTTTGCCAATCTTCGTTCACTGGCTCTTGTGTAACAGCAAATACATATAGCTCGTCATCTGACAAGGATTCTAAATCTTCCCAGATCACTTCACTATCAACTTGATTGCGTAGTGCAAGATTGTCAATGATAGACTCAATAAGATTAAACTCTTCTTCTAGTTCTAGGCTTTCATTTGGTACACAGTTATTAACACGAACGCCACCTTTGATCTTGGTACCTTCTTTGTGTTTGCCCTTCCAGCATTTAGCGTCTAAACGTTGTTTAACTTCTGTTAAAAATTCAATGGCTCTCATTTTTTATGCCCTCTACGCATATTTAGTTGCCAACGAGCTAGCTGTCCTTTACGGCCTTTGCTGTGGCTGGCTCGTTCTAATTCAGACATAGTAGCATGTTTTGGAATGCCATAGCGTTGACTATCACCTGGGCGACCCGGACCCTTGCCATCTGCAAAGTTTTCATCTAAGTCCTTGCTAGGTGCTGAATTAGGTAAAATAATAGGTTTCATACGTAGGTATTGTGGAAATTTGCTGTTAAACTCACGCATGATAATACCAGCTTGATCGTGTGCTTGATTTTCTTCTGGGCTACCTGTGTGCCAGCTACCACCACTTAGTTGATGTTCTGTACGTTGTTTGAAATGGCACATTTCGTGTGCTAGTGTACGTAGAATATCATTGGGGTTGCGATTATTAATGGCTACATATACATGATCGTCTTCGTTAGTAAAGCGACCAAAGGTAGGAACATTAGATTTTTCTATGTTTTTTTCTAAAGTAATTTTAGGAATACCAGGAAGTTTTAAATGACGCACAGCCAACGGCAGGAAGTCACGTAGTGCATCAATTAGGGTTAGATTGTTTACTTCCATTTCTTCAAACAAATCAATTATATTCATTATTGTAATCCTGCTAGTCTGCGTAGTTCTTTAATACTTTCGTTTGTTTGTTGTGCCATATCCTGTGAAATCTGCTCACGCTCACGACGCATACGTTCACGCTCATCAGCATCATCTGCGTAAGTAGTAGTTGGTGACGGAGTTGATTCATCGTCTGGGTTAATACCGTTAGCACGCAATTGACGTTTAAGTAAAATTCTAATGTAGGCTAACTGTTGATCGCTTAGAGTAAGATTACGGCCAGCATCCTCACGCGATAGATTTCTTAACATATTGATAAGATGCATATCTGCACTATAACTTAGATCATTAGCAATGTAATCTTTCCAGTGCTGTGGTAGTGTATCAAACACTGGATTTCTGGTAGTATCATCGTTTTCTACAGCAGCATTATTGCTACGACGGCGTAGTTCAGTCTCAATAGCTGTTTTAACAAATGCTACTTGATTACTATATAGTCCACTACCGATACCTCTACCTGCCGCAAGATGATCTAGAGCCTGACGTAGTTCTAAATCGTGATGCTCACCTACACGCTCTAGCCAAGATCTAGTACCTTCTGGTAAACTATCAAACACTTCTCTGCTGGTAGTAGACATGCCCGCATGTGGAGGATTATCATCAGTTAAAGTTGCTGTATAGTTTCTAGGATCAACATTATTAACACTACCGTATATATGTAGTGCTTCGGCCTGTGTTCTTGCGTTTGTTGTACCTACATATCTACCCAATCCATCTCTAATAGACCATTCTTGTTCTTCACCAGTTTCACCAGCA